ATTTCCTTATCCATCCATGTCTTTTCAGGCTCTTCATTGCCTTTGAGCAGTTTTGCTACCCACGGAGGCATTTCTTCTAGCCTACATTCAGGACAATATTCCCGTGTTTTACCTTCAGGCAACTGTTCCATTTGATAAAAAACTCCATGCTTATCGCATTTTCCATTCATCTTCATTCCTCCTCTCTCTCTGTTTTAGCCACAACCTTCAACTACTTAACGCGCCAAGATCCATTGTAGCAATAACCATATGGAGAGGAGGAAGAGAAGTGCAGGGATTATCTCCTTCATCTCTCCCCCCTCTCAATCGCTTGAATCGACCAAGAACGCGAAGCCGCAGAGCTTGCATGTATAGCGGTTCAAGCATCTGCCTTCGTTCTTCGCTTCTCTCGGATGCTTGCAGTTCTGAACAATGGCAGGAGTCCCCTGCCAACTATTCGCATAGCCGAGACTCTTTAGTTCTTCTCTATTCTCGCCTTCTCCTATCATCTCCTCACCTCCTATAGCCTGATCTTCAGTGCTGGGTGGCTAGTCCCAACAGACGGTTCGCGCGTAGAAGCGCGAAGCCGTTTCACTCTTTATAGAGTAAGGCCATAGCATCCTGATATATCATGATAATCAGCTTTTGTAATCTGGATACCTAATTTCTCAGCCAGATTCTTAGCACTCTTAGCCGCAGACTCCACTAGCCTGCAAGATTTATGGTTTATAATGCAGAAACTCTTTGCATCCAAAGTCCAACTAATTTGACCTTCTCTATCTAAGATAACTAATCTCGCATTCATGGTTCGCTTCCTTTCTCATTTGATAAACCCATCATATCACAAACCCAAGCAGATGTCAAGCGCTTTGGGATAGATAATCCGTTTCCCTGCACCCGAACACGCTCTTTGTTCAAAATTTGAACATAGGACGGTCAACAGACTCAGGCTCAGACTCAGGCCCAGGCCCAGAATGCTCGGTTCCCTCCGCAGCAGGCCTCCCTTCTACCAAAGATTCCATGTCCCTACGCCCAAGGCATGAGTTATCATGCCATAGAGAAGGTACATTATCCCTGCGTACAGACCGTAAACAATCCAACGCACCCTACTGTGAAACCTACATACATTTCTGGTCATCTTTCTTTCTCCTTTCTAATAATGTTATCCCATATTCCAAGATTACTCATAAATAGTCACATCTAAACACTGTGCAATCTGCCATAGTGTCTGCTTATTGTGATTCTTCCATAGTGCTTCCTCTATCCTATACTTGAGATCATTCCAGTTAATGGGATTTAATGGAACAAATTCCCAGTAATCTACATCCTGATCGCTTTGATACGAGCAGAGTTTAGTTCTATGCAATATAAGAGATGTTGCTTTACATCCCTTATTTTCCCATTCTGCTAGCTGCTTGCCGATTGGATCGGCATAGCCTGCAGTAGTGGGTTCATTAGAACAGGCATGAGATCGTTCCCATTCCTGTTCCAAGAAGGCGTAAGTCCGAGAAGAACCCAGAGTAAAATTTGCCTGTACCTCCAGAATATCCTTACTTACGTAAGGTTGGCCCTCCCACATATTGTCAAAGGGAATGAAGTATAGAACATCATAGATGCTCTTAAAGCCGAACTCTCCGGCAATTCCTGTGCCACTACCAAATTCAATCAATTTCATTATTTTTTTTTCTCCTTTCTTTATTCAGTAACGTCAAAAATTGACGTTTCTCTCGTTTAATAGATGAGGGGCTGGACGATCTCCCCCGATTGCCGCGTCTACGGCTCCAGTGCCCCGCGTTGATGCGCGGCTCCCTCGTTTATCAGGCGAGGGTATGGCTTAAAATCCGGGCTATGTTCCCTTCTGGTCGGAGGTCGATATGCTGCACCCAGCGACGGCATACCCAAGGAATTATCTTCGCCCCCCCCCCTGTACCAGGAGGGGAAGACTTCTCTTGCCCCCCCGGATACGGCCTCAGCTACTAGCCGGGATTTTTGGTCCCGACATGTGTCGCCGACGGTGCCAAACATCACGTCGGCGTGAGCCTCCTGCTCCGCTGCAAACACGGCGGACTCAAGCGCCTGTTTCTCTCGAGGGGTAAACTCGCCCTCAAGAGCAAATCCCCAACCCAGGTCTATTGTCATCTCTCCTCCTCTGTCTCATAGATATCGGCTGTATGCCTACAGCCGTATGTAGATGCTTCTGATATCGCCTCACACCTTCACTAGTAAGGCGTACTCCTCCGCTGTCAGCCTCATGTTTACGTACGTAGTGTCATCGCAACCGCTGACTGATATAGTGTATAACTTTTCATTCTATTCTTCTCCCTTCTTCTTAGCGATCAAGGCTAAGATAGCAGCATTTACATCTACTGGGTCTTCTTCTACCAATTGCCTCTTAGTAACTCTCTTCTCTTCTGTCCATCCTTCCAAGCGTCGAGATTCATCACTCTCAGCTTGTATAAGAGCCCGATATGCTCTACCGTTCGTTCCTAACGAAAGGCCGATCGAGTCGAGATAATCTATCGCTTCTCGAACTGATGAGATAGGTTCTATCTTATCACCTCTCACGTATAGACGAACCAGCTGCTCTACTGCTTGCCAGAGAACGTCACTCTTACTTCTCAGGTGTATCCCTTCATTCTCATACGCCTGTACGAGATTCGCAAAGGATACAACATCAATCCTTCCTTGTATAGGAACTGTCTTCATCTTGTCTCCCTCTCCCTCCATGTTTATATTATCTTTCCAACCACGCAAACATCATATCACAAATATACGTAGAAGTCAAGTAGACAAAATGCATACCTGCGTACATGTATGAATGTAAGCATGTATGCAAGTAAGCATGTGTCCCCCCCCATCCCCCAAACATTTCATTTAGTCTTATCTCTATATCTCTCTATGTCTTATTCTATAATTTTTTTTTAAGAAAGGAGATACAAAAGAGAATCTAGAACGGAATAGAAGAAATGCGATTTTAAATCAACATGGGGGATGGGTCGTACACATGCAAACATGATTACATGCATACATTCCCACAAACACAAACACGCTCTGTTCATACCTTCTAGAGAGGATATGAGGGAGTTTGTTTTCTACTGAAGCAGCCTAGTCGCTTTTAGATCTAATATTGCCAGGTTCAGATGCTCTATGGCTCTGATATAATTAATCCCTGCCATCGTTAAGGGTCCAGTGAATAAGTCAGAGCACAGAAGCTCTTCCTTTGCATTTACAAGCAGTTTAATAAGGTCTTGCATATTATTTACGTCCATCTTCTCACCTCATCCTTTTAGAAGCTCATACCCTCTATACGCTCACCCTGCTCGCTCTTCCGTCCTTTGTTCAAATTTTGAACATAGAAGGCTATCCGATCATCTCTTTAAACTTCTTCACCACAGCGTCTATATCCCCTCCCGCTGCGTTCACCAGAGATAGAACCTTCTCCTTCCCGAACAGCTGTTCCAGCATTTGCAGAGGAGTCAGAGTAACAGCTACTCGAACTCCCGGCTTGGGAACCAGGTACGTAGCAGTCTTGGGGATAGGAATGGCATTCTCTTTCTTATTCGCTGCCCTTCTCGCGCTAGCTTGCCACTTTATCACCAGAGAGTCGATAGCATACTCTACGAGGTCATCTTTCGTAACCCCAGAGAAGTCCAGCGTGAGATTCGTTCTCACAGCTGGCCCGTCTTGATACGCGCTCGTATTACACGCGATCTCCCTGTTTGCAATCCTATTATTCTCTTCCATAGTCCTCACCTCATCCTTTCGTTTGTTCATTCGTTTATATACACGCGAAGCGTGAGTGAGCTTATGGAAGGTATGAACTTGCTTGCTCATTATGGCCATTACACTTCTGATGATGCTTGGTTTGGTTAGGTTAAGTTATACTTCCGCTTCTTTCAATACCTGAACAATCAGGGTTCCATCCGCTTCCAGCACGATCCGTGAATGGTCGGGAAGTTGCAAAACGCAACCCCCGTTTAGCATTATCGACGGGCACCAGTCATCCCCGTCGATAAGTTTATAGTTGTCATCATAGCTCTCAACAACAGCCGAGCTTGTGATGTGGACATAGTCGCCCGTCGCGACCCGTAATATGTCCTCCCATGTTTTCATATACACCTACCGATATAATCCATCATCATCATCAGAAGTACAATGACCATAATAAGCACCGGTCATGGCGTGTCGTGTCGTGGTCGGTTTGCACCCGTAAATGATGGTTGTCGAATCCCATCAACCCAAAGCCATGCCGATACGCAACATTGCGACGTTAATAACCGGATGCCCGTGCCCGTTACGCACCATACAATCATGATGGGATGGTATACATCACCACCCGTAATACGGACCGCCGGCGTCGCCATGCGTTATGTCAATGAACATCATTCATTTGTTGATCACATCATGACATATATTGCTCCAGATGTCAAGCAAAAAAAACATTTACGCCCCCTTGGGGAAACGCCCACCTCACGCGCGTCGCAAGGTTCCAATAGATTATGTATGAGAGTTATAAATACACAATTTCCCATATTCTTGTTCTCTACATCGCTGTGCCGCAGCAAATTATAGGGGATGTTCATAAATCTCTATGTTCAAATTTTGAACATAGAGCACCAATGCTAACTCAGGTAAGTCCCGCAGGGAGCTTACCACTATAGGCATTCGCTTCTTTATCTGCGAGGAATGCGAACGGGAGATAATATCTATTGCTAGACCCAATATTACAACTTTGTGTATTTGCCCGTAGGAAATGTGCCTGGTAGAAGCACCCTCTGTGAGATACACTAAATATACATGAACATAACACTTGACAAGATGCTACTTCATATGGTATGGTGAATCATACGATAGGAGATATGAACCGTGGACGGAAGAAGGAAAGAAGACCCTAAACGCTTTGCCGTAACTGAGATGTGGGATTCCCATAGGGAGATCGCACGCCTGGCTGTTACTGGGATGAAGCAGGCAGACATCGCAAGGGAGCTTGGTGTCTCCGAGGTTATGGTTTCCTACACTATGAACTCCCCGATTGTGAAGAGGCAACTTGATCAGATGAGGGCAGTTAGGGATATAGATGCAGTAGATGTCTCGAAGAGGATTCAGGAGATCGCGCCTAGGGCTCTTGAGGTTCTGAATGAGCTCCTCGACGAAGGAAACGACAACATTCGGCTGAAGGCAGCGACAGATATTCTCGACCGAGCAGGCCACGCAGCTGTGAAGACCCTTAGGACAGAGTCTCTATCTGTTCACTTAAATAAGGATGACCTGGAGGAAATCAAGCAGAGGGCTCGGGAAATAGGACTCTGTGTAGATGTAACTAGCGAACCTGCACTAGCGTAAACTATTCTACTGACTAGGAGAGTCTACCAATTGTCCGACTACGACTTGATGAAGAAGGCTGTTGCAGAAGCGATGCAGGAGAATATGAAGAACTTCTACATCGACCGAGAACTTCACTACAAGCATCATGAATACCTCGAAGATTGGATCGACTGGACAAAGGACTGGAAATCCTGTTGTCGGAAAGCTTTTGCAGGGATGCTCGTGGTAGGCGTGATTACCTGCTTAGTGATAGGCTTTGTTGTGAAGATTGGTGGTCATGTAGGGAAATAAACGGAGGAGGGCATAGATGGACGCGAGTACGCAGATAGCAATAGTTCTAGGAGCAGCCTTAGCAATCTCAGAGGCGCTTTCCCTCATTCCGGCTGTGAAGAGCAATGGGGTCTTCCAGATGATATCGAACATTATAAAGAGTCTCGCAGGAGTAAAGAAGAGTGCGTAACAGTAGAGGAAGATTCCTGTATCGGAAAGGGTATAAATATCAACTAGCCGACAAGTATTGGCAGTTTGTAGATATCTATCCTCCAGAACCTATAGAGACTGATTGGATATCCCTCTCCACAGCAGGTCTGCTGGAGTTGAAGAAGGGCTATGCGTGGAACGGGGCTAGCCGACCTGCAATAGATACACCATCTAGTATTCGGGGTAGTGCACTGCATGATGCAGGCTACCAGTTAATGACTCTGGGACTTCTCCCGCAGAACTGCAGACCTGCAGTGGATAAACTTCTACGAGACACTTGTATAGACGCAGGTATGCTACATGTAAGAGCGGAGATATGGGAAGAAGCAGTAGAGCACTTTGCTGCCGACCACGCGAAGGTAGGAAGTGTAGACCCAGTTCTGGTTGCGCCGTAATCTCTATGTTCAAAATTTGAACAAAGGATTTTGCGTTCTTAGCTATAAAGACGAAAGAGGAAGATGCGAGAAGAAGAAAAGGATCAGATAAAAGGACTAATGAGCCAGTGCTTTTTGAGCACGAAAGTCTCTGCGAAGATTCTATTCCCCGAGAGCTTCTCTCGCCCATTCGCTTCTGTAACCGATCCAGTCTTCGAAGCTCTCGATAACGAGGAGCTCAGGAAGGTCGTTATAAAAGCTCCCCGAGGCTGGGGGAAGTCTACTATCATGAATATCGCTTTTGCAGGGAAAAAGGCTCTCTTTCGGGAGAAGCAGTTTATCGTTCCTATCTCCTCCACCGCGACGAAGGCACAGATGGAGAGCGAGAACCTAAAGCGTGAACTTATGAGCAACCAGATCGTGCGAAAGATCTTTGGAAATGTTAAGACTAATACAGCGGATGATAGTGGGATTGACCCTACTTTTAGTAAGGAAATGTGGTCTGTCAATGGGGAGACACTTATCTTTCCCCGAGGCGCGGGACAGCAGGTACGTGGTGTTCGTTGGGGAAAGAGGCGACCCGATCTCATTATCGTTGATGATCTGGAAGACCCTGAAGCTGTGGCTAGCGAGGAACAGAGGAAGAAACTGAAAGAGTGGTTCTTTGCAGATGTTCTCAACTCTATCGACCGAAGTGTTCCGTGGAAGGTTATTTATGTAGGGACGCTCCTGCATGAGAACGCTCTTCTGGCGGACCTTCTGGTCGATCCGACCTGGCACGCGATAGAGATTGACCTCTGCGATGATGAACTGAACAGCAACTGGCCAGATTTTATGACCACAGAAGATGTGAAAGCCCTCTATGAGAGCTATCGGGTCCAAGGTCTTCTGGACGTCTTCTATCGGGAATATCGAGGTATCCCTGTTGCTAAGGAGACAGCTACATTTAAGCAAGAGTTCTTCCGCTATTATGAAGAAAGTGATGCAGAGTTCACCAAAGCGAAAGGAAAGCTCGAATCTATAGTAATAATGGATCCTGCGAAGACCACTAATATTGCAAGCGATGATAGTGCTATCGTAGGCATAGGCGTGAACACGGAGATTCCTCGTGTATATATCAGAGATATTGTGGCCGGAAAGATGCACCCCGAAGAAATCTATGCTCAAGCGTTTAGCATGGCAGATAGACTTGGAGCTAGGACCATTGGATACGAGGTCACTTCTCTTAATGAGTTCATTACCTATCCGATTACGACCTACATGCTGCAGAGAGGCAAGTTCTATAACCTTGTCGAGCTTAAGGCTAGGGGTAAGAAGGAGGATAGAATCGCAATGCTATCCCCACTTTATCGGTTAGGCTATGTATATCATAATAAGAATGTATCGAGCATCCTTGAGAGCCAGCTTCTCAGCTTCCCAAAGAGTAAGAGGGACGATGTCTCGGATGCAACAGCATACCTGGTGGAGATGCTAGAGTTGGGAGAACGTTACTTCGCCCCAGACGCTAGCACAGTGGGGGAAAAGCCAGACGATGATGAGTTTGCAGAACTCGAGAGAGAATACGAACCCGCGTTAGCAGGTTGGCGACAGGCATAACGAAACGAACTCTATGTTCAAATTTTGAACAAAGGATAAGAAACATTGTCACTATTACTTGATCCAGGAAATACCGGAAGCGGGAGTGGAGCGACGAGTGTAGTCTCTGCGGATTATAAGTATCCTAACGGACTCGATCTGAAACCTACGAGTCCTACCCACACGGCTCTCCTCACGCGGCTCAACCAGCGGATTATGGAGAGTTCGAGTGAGATGAGTAAGAGGCACGCTAGTTGGAAGCAGATCGACCGTACGCTTACAGCGTATATTCCGCTGGATGAGATGGAGAAGCGGGTAAAAGAGAATGATGAACGAAAGCCTGTATCTATTGTCATACCGTATAGCTTTGCTACACTTGAAACTTTGCTTACTTACTTCTCCGCTGCGTTTCTTGACTATCCTATTTTTAAATATAGTGGTAACGGCCCGGAAGATCGAGTCGGCGCTATACTTCTCGAGAAGGTTATCGAGCAACAGTCCAGAAGAGCTAAAATGGCTCTGGCCCTCCTTACTACTTTTCGTGACGGCTGGGCTTATGGCTTCGGCACGATAGCTCCTTACTGGGATAAGGTATGGGCGAAGAAGACAGTTGTCGAGGATGCGAGTTTCTTCTCTGCGATCTTCGGTAAGATGCTGCCTTCTGGCGGGCAGAAGAGAACCTCGAAAGATACTATCGTCTACGAGGGGAACTTTCTGAGGAACATCGATCCTTATATGGTTCTCCCTGACCCAAACGTGCCGATTCACGAGGTACAGAAGGGCGAAAGTTTCGGCTGGATTGAGACTTCTAACTATATGGAGCTTCTCTTGAAAGAGCAGAACGACCAGAGTATGTTCAACGTGAAGTATCTCTCTGGTTATCGGGGAACTGCTGGACAGAGTATCTACAATAAAGCGAAGACAAATAGTGGTAGGGATGATCGCTTCGGTCTGGGAAGTGGAAGTGCAACGAGTTCTAGCAGCCCCATCGACATAGTATATATGTACGTTAATCTAATCCCGAAGGAGTGGAAACTTGGGAATGGAGAGTATCCAGAGAAGTGGCTCTTCTGTGTAGCTGCAGATAAGATCATCATCTCTGCGAAGCCGCTTGGCCTTGACCATAATATGTTTCCTGTCGCTACTTGCTCTCCAGACTACGATGGCTACTCCGTATCTCCTGTCTCTCGCCTTGAACTCATCGGCGGGCTACAGACTACCCTCGACTGGTTAGTCAACAGCCATATCCAGAACGTCCGAAAGAGCATAAACGATATGCTCGTGGTTGATCCATCCCTAGTAAACGTAAACGATCTGCTCGATCCTGCTCCTGGAAAGCTCATACGGATGCGAAGGGCAGCATGGGGAAGAGGGGTAGAAAATGCTGTCAAGCAACTTGCTGTTAATGATATTACTCGTTCACATATACAAGACTCAGCCTATATCACGGAGCTTATTAAGACCTGCTCTGGTAGTGTTGACAGTGTCATGGGTCTGGCACGTACTGGTTCTGAGCGAGTATCTGCAGACGAGAGCCGAGGCACTAGGATGGCTGCTCTTTCTCGTCTAGCGAAAGCTGCTAAGGTGGTCTCGCTGCAGATGATGTGGGATCTGTCCTATATGCTTGCGTCTCACACGCAGCAGTTGATGACGAAGGAACTCTACGTTGACACGACGGGAAGGTGGGAAGAAGAACTACGCGCCCAGTACGGTGATCAGGCACGGATTAAGGCCAACCCCCTTGACATTTCGATTGACTACGATATCGAAGAAGGGGATGGAACCCTGCCAACAGGAGAGAACGCAGACGTTATGACACAGCTCTTTCAGAGCGTCGCTAGTCAGCCGCTCCTCTCTACACAGTTCGACCTAGTTCGAATCTTCCAGCGCATCTGCATGATGATGGGTGTGAAAGATGTAAATGAATTCAAGGTACGCCAGCAGCAGGGAACGCTCCCGAATGCCCAGGCAACCACTGTTCCAGATCAGACAGCGCTTGCAGAAGCACAGAAAGGTAACTTGGTACCTATTCAATGAGAGAAGAACTAAGTATAAGTGAACTGGAGAATTTTGTAGAGAGCCGAATCTGGAAGGCTATTGTCCAGTTTTCTATAAAAGTGCTTGATGATAAGATAAACATGCTTATCACTACGGACGCCTTCAAGGAACCTGCGTTGATAAGTAAGGAACAGGGTTTCATTGAAGGGATACAGCAACTGATAGACTATCCTGCTATCTTGAAGGAGCAGATAGAGTACGAACAGCAAGAGGAGAAATGGAAAGAAGATGGAAAACAAACTGGAGAATGAGATTAATGATTTCCTGAGCGGGGAACTTCCTGTTCAGGGAGAACTACCACTGGAAACCACAAGCGAACCTGCGCCTTCATCCGACAAGGTGCAACACGCAGAGTCTTCTGGAGAGGATCCCCCTTCCTCCTCTTCAGAGACTCCTGCACCTATTCCCGTCGCGGAGACGCAGTCGAGCATCGAACAGGTGCAACTGCAGCCTACTGCGCAACCGCAGGTGAGCACATCTGAACCTGCGAGCGACCCGAGGGACAGCCAGATCACGCAGATGCAAGAGACCATTGCTGCGTTGCAGAGGACGATCAACGACGTGGCGCAGAGTAGGACAGTTGCACAGCCGAGTATAGAGGAACCGGAAGCGCAAACGATAAAGTTCCTCGCGACAGAGGATGACGTAGATAACGCGCTGAAGACTGCGAACGGGATGAACACTATGCTCTCCGGCGTGGTAGCGAAGGCACAGGAGATGATCCTTCCGCTGGCTCAGCAACTGGCGGTGCAGATTGCACATAGTGTGTATAACCAGAGGAGGGCAGCAGACGACTTCTATACCGCGAATCAGGACCTCGTTGCGAACAAGGCGTATGTAGGGATGGTAGCGGATGAACTAGCACGGACAAATCCTGAGTGGAACATGCTGCAAGTTATGGAGAAGCTTGGAGACGAAGTCCGAAACAGGCTTAGGCTGTCTGGTGGGCAGGTCGCGGCTCCCCAGCAGACCCAGCAGCATCCTGCAGCACCCGCGCCCACTCCCGCTCCTGCTTTCGCCACTGGCGGAGGGGCGAGGCCAACGGGAGGGGCCCCAGTACAGAATACTCTCGCTAGCGAGATCGCAGATCTTTTAGATGGAATATAAACAACGCTATGCTCAAAATTTGAACATAGGGAAAGAATAAAGACAAGGACTTCTGGCATACTAGCGGGACGAGACGCTCCTGTTGTGTAAGTGCGAAAGCACTCGGTAGAGCTAAGCGAAGTTAGGTGGAGCTAAGAGAGAACTTGCAGCGGATAGGGAATTCGATAGTAACCCTTAACAAGTAAAGGAGAACAAGATGGCCGGGATTGATGCTTTTCTATACCGCCTGATGAGAAAAGGCGAGCTTTCCTTCGTAAAATTCAAGGGAAGAACGGTCAGTGGCGTCGAGATTTTATCTATCGACGCAACGAACAAGATTCTGTTAGCACGTGGAACTACTGTTCCTGTAGATACAACTACTGGTTTTGCAAAGGGATGTATCTTCATTAAGACAGATGTGGGTGCAGGTACCTGTGGTGTCTACACGAACGATGGAACGATAACAAGTAGTGACTTCAATGCACTGGGAACAGTCGGCGCAGCGAGTGTTGCTTCTACCAACATCGAAGCAAGGTCTCTGCAGGTAGACACAGTCAGTATATCTGCTGTGGAAATCTGTACTGCGACGACGATCAAGACTCTGGTTGCAGCTCCTGCAGCTGGGTACTATCTGCAGTTCATCTCAGCAGCACTTTCGTATAAGAGAACCACTGCTACCTATGGCGCTGGTGGAAACTTGACGATTGCCTATGATGGTGGAGCTACATTGACTGGTGTAGGTTCTGCTGCTACCACCTTCGGTGCGGGAGCTGATACACTTAGTATCTTCCAGCCGCTATCGACTGCAGCCCTCGTGGGAACAAAGGCTGCTGCCCTGCTTCTGAATACCGCAGGTCAGTTCACCAACCCTGGAACTGCAGCGGGAACTGCTGAATGCACAGTCGCATACAGAGTCCTTCCGATTGAGACCTAAGAACGAATAAGAAAAGAGAGGTAATAGATAATGAACAATGATGTAAATGCTGAATGGACTCAGGAGATCAAGCAACTTATCCTGACCACCCCGATCCTCGCGGAGCTTGTTACAGTCTACGCGGATACGGATATTAATGATACTGTCGGTTATAATGAAGCGTTGGAAGCAGATGCAGGCGATCTGACTCTCGCAGCTATCGGAACTCGCCAGGTTGCCCCAATGAACGTGGTTGCTACAGTGACGGATGCTAATGCTTCGATCACAGGCGGTTATGCACGAGTCTACGGCCTCGATGCGAACGGAATTCCTGCGAACGAACTGTTCACCTTCACTGGTGGAACGCAGACTGTTACGGGAAATGTTCCCTTCATGACCGTAGATCGAATCACAACCTGGGGCTTCACCGGTACAGTAACGGAAGCTGATGATAACATCAAGTTCGGTGCTGGCGCAAAGATCGGCCTCCCGATGGGATCGAACTGTGTTCTCCTGGATGTTGTGAAAGAACTCCATGCGAATGCCTGCCAGGTAGTGACCCACGCAAACATTAGTCGTACCTACGGAACCTACATCCCCACGACAGTGGCTGGTGGAGACCATAATATCGAACTGTGGTACACATTCAAGCGAAGAATTCGCTAAGACGAACGAGAAAAGAGAGGTAATATAAGATGGGATTTCTTGGAATGAGAGGAACTGGTGACTGGGTCACCGATGCAAGGCCGAAGAACTATCGTGAAACGATGCTCTTCCTATACCCTAATGGCGATCTTCCTTTGACCGCTATGATGAGTAAGATGAAAAACGAGAAGGTCGACGATCCAGAGTTTAGATTCTAGGTCCACCTAGATTGGACTCCTTCCGGTGAAACCCGGAATGAAAAATGGCAGAAATTGCTGGAACCTCCTAAAGCCTTCTTAACCAAAGCGTGAAATAAGAAAGGATGAACAATGGACAATCAGCAGGGAAACTTACTAAATGTAATGGATAAGTATTTTGAGTCTATGGCATACTCCATAGGTGCTCTTACAGGAGATGGTCATACTAGAAATCACATAGCAATTCGAGAGGGAGGTAAAGGTTTTCAGATAGTCTACCCAGTTACTATCAGTAATATGGATCGTGATTGTGTAGGGAGAGTTTGTTGGGAGATTAATAAACTCTTTGATAAGGGATATGATATAGTACCCTATACCAATGATAATGGTACTCAGATGTTCCGTCTTGCTATCGGAAACTGTGTGATTAATCAGTTTTTTACATACTTCATTAGAGAAAAACAGTATATAGTGGATGAAGTATATAGAGCATCTAAGCAGGCAAAGTTAGATTATCTTGCTGGCTTATTTGATACTGATGGTTATGTGGCTGAGGTTAAACAGACACAAGCTAAGTATGGTTACTCATGGAGAGTTGGTTTCGCTTCAAGGCATAGAACTTTTATAGAAGATGTAACAAGGCTTATGCAGAAGATGGGTGTGAAGGTAGGAAGTATATACACTCAAGTTTCGGGGCATGGAACAGTAATATTTGTTATAAAGCCTAATATTAGATCTTTTATAGAAACTGGATGCTACTTCAACATAAAGCGAAAGAATGATAGACTCAATCATTACCTAGATGCAATGAAATAGTAAGACCTTCAGAGACTATAATGCCAAGACCTTGACTAAGGTTTAAGATATAGTCCGGCATTAGTTGAAAGGCTAATGAACTAAGCAACTGGTGGACAAAGAACCTTCCTACGCAGCGTGCTACTATCACAGGCGTCTATACTGACGTTGCACTGAATGTGGCTTATGTAAGCGGTGGAGTTGCGGGTTCAATTCTCTACATGCGCATGAGCGCAGATGATGTAGCCCACTTCCGTGCAGGTCATCAGGTTCTCCTGCGGGATGCCAGCAACTATGCAGTGGATGTAAACGCAAAGGTTATCGCTATCGCGGTGAACGGTGCTAGTTCCTATATCCAGGTGAAGCTCCTGGAAGCTGACGACAACGGTGGAGCGAACGATCTGTCTGACTGCGATGTCGCCCTCATCATCGGCAACATCAACGCTGAAGGCGCGACAATGCCTAGCTCGATCTCCTATGATCCTGTTAAGCTCTACAACTACACCCAAATCTTCCGTACCCCGCTGTCCATCACTCGTACAGCCAGAAAGACGCGACTGCGAACTGGTGATGCGTACAAGGAAATGAAGCGCGAAGCACTAGAACTCCACGGGATTGAGATGGAGAAAGCCTTCCTCTTCGGTATCAAGACGGAGAACACTGGCGACAACGGCAAGCCTGAACGGACGACTGAAGGCCTCATCACGAACCTTCGTGTCAACAACCCGACAGGTGTGAACGACTTCCAGTTAAATGCTACCTATCATGGCAAGGACTGGCTTGACGATGGTGGTGGAGAAGACTGGCTAGAATCTCAGTTGATGAATCTGTTTATGTACGGAAAGAATACCAAACTCGTGTTCTGCGGAAATGGTGCTCTTCTGGGTCTGAACAAACTGGCGAAGGCTGGCTCCCATATGACCCTCACTCCGACACAGGCTGCATACGGAATCGACATTACTGAGTGGATCACTCCTTATGGGAAGATCTACCTGAAGATGCATCCCCTCTTCAACTATGAACCTACCCTTCGCTACTCCATGCTCGCCTTCGAGCCGGAGAATCTCTCCTATCGTTTCATCGACGATACGAGTTTCTATGGTGAGGGTGAGAATCAGAAGAATGCATCTGCTGGGACGAATGCAGGTCGTAAGGATGGAACAGATGAAGAGTTCCTAACCGAAGCTGGCCTGGAATACCATCATCCCTACACCGCTGCTTTCCTGAACGGCGTTGGTTTAGATCACACCGCATAAACTGTCGTGATCTGCTCCTCTTAACGGCAGGAGTGTCGGGGCTTCTCCAGGGCCTCGGCACTCACTCTATGTTCAAATTTTGAACAAAGGATGGGAATATAAGATGTATGTATCTACACAGAGTAGGCCAGAACGTGAAGGCCAGCATGAGGTAACGATTGCAGATAATGTTCTATCTGGCTCCTTCACCTTTCGAAAGTCTGGCACACTGAAGGGAATTGCATGGGAATCTTCTGACTACGCATCGGGCGCGACGTTCACGATAGCTATCACGGACGCAGAAGGAACGACTCTCTACACCAGCGGGGCACTGGCGCATAATAGTGCTGCTTATATAGCTAGCCTCGACGTGGTTCTCGTAGACGAGACTCACACCTGCACCGTAACAACAGGCGACCCAGGTGTCGGCGGAGCAACTATCGGAGTATCTCTCCTGATAATGAGGTAGAAGATGGATTACAAAGACGTCCGCCTGAAGTTCTGCGAAATCTCTGGCCGCTATGATCTGATAACTGCGACGTATGAAGACAATGGGGCAGACTTCTTCCTGAACGCTGGACAGAAGTATCTCGACCGCTTCTTTGATTCTGGAAAGGCTATCGCTCGTTATCCAGTTATCGTGGCTGCAGGGACTTATGTAGTCCGCTCCCTCGGGATTCGTGCGATTAAGGAAGTCTGGATTGCTGACTCAAGTGGGAAGAGTCAGCTTGAGAAGACCTCCATCATGGTGCTGAATGACTACTATAGCGAGGGTTTCTACAACGCAGACCAAGGAACCCCTGGGTTCTATGCCCCGGCTCTCCTCCGTCCGTTTCCAGATACCCTAGCCGCGGTTACAGGGATGTATGGGGTAGATGAGCTTCTTCTCTCCTCCACGCACTACACCTATAATGGGGTAGTCATAATGCCTCCTCCTGACCAGGCGTACACGGTGGAGATAGTGGGTCTTTTCTATTCTCCTGATCTATCTGCCACCCTCTCTGGCGCAGTATGGACTCAGACGAAGAGTTACTGGACAGAAGTCCATCCTGAGGTTCTCATCGAAGCAGCTATATATAAACTGCATTCTCTCTATCTCAACACGAGTGGCGCAGCGGACTATAAAGCCAGTGTTCTGGAAGATATAACAGGCATCCTGGCAGATGGAACGGAAGAAGACCTAGCAGGCAATATGCAGATGGGCGGATAAAGCCCTATGTTCAAATTTTGAACAAAGGAGACATCATGGTGACAGTGGAAGAAAGAGAAGAGATCATAAATGCAGCAGTGGAAAAAGCACTCCTTATGCTTCCCGAGACTATCGGAAGTCTGATGAGTAGTCAGGCTGCTCTTATGAAGGCAAATAAGGAGTTCTTCGCAAAGCATCCTGAGTTTGCGCAGCATAGGGATGTAGTCCAGGCAGTTCTGGAGAAAGTAGACGGAGAGGATACACTGGCAGACTATCAGGATAAGTTGGCAAAGGCTGTGCCTCTTGTACGGGAAAGACTGCAGACTATGCAGAAGCTGGACTTAGCAAAGGTAGATAAGAGAGTTGATAGAAACTTCTCAGACATCGACACGAGTGGAAGTAACGGAGTTCTGTAATGGATACAGTTATTGTCAAGGGTGGGAAGTTCACCTTTACGCTGAACCATGGTGAGATGGCGAGGGGACTCAGGCCGAGCAAAAGAATGGCTAGGAATACTGAGTACCTAGTCGAATGTGATGGAGCAGTAGGGATAGATGGGAATCTCTCTATCCTCGACAGCATCACTAAGATTGCCACAGCTACGATTACAGATGGATTCCCATTCCCACAGATATTCATCTTCACTAATATGCTCATAGTCTGTGGCCTCGGGAAGATATATGAGTGGGATGGTTCTAGTCTAGTTCTCAAGTATACTGCCACAATGAAAGGGAGTGTCTGGAGTGCAGTGGACTTCTTCGACTACGTATGGCTCAGCAACGGAAGTGAGTCTGTGATAAGGGATGCAGGAAGTAAGGTATACGCGATAGATACAACGCAACCAAAGGCTCAGGCAATGTGTAACTATAATGGGCAGGTTATCATAGGCGCGCCTGACTGTGTAGGCCTTGGTGCGAGTCTTGCCCTCTTAGCTAACCCTCTAGCGGTAACGATGTCTCAAGAAGGTTCTATATCATAAGGAGATAAACAATGGCACGTGGAGATGTAACTGTTTTTAACGAAGCAAAGGCGAAGATGCTTGATGGAGATTGGGCATCAAGTGATCATTTCTATATAGCGATCTGCGATAATACAACTACCCCTACGGCTGCGACAGTAACTCCGACGCTTAGCGATTTTACTCAAGTAGGGAGCGGTGGAACCTATGTCGCGGACGGGACTGATCTTGGAGCGTTGAGTGCTCTTGTCACTGAAGCCGCCGGGACTATGACCTTTGACAGTACGACCAACCCCACGTGGGCGCAGGATGCTGGGAACGACGCTGATGCCTATTGGGGGATTATCTACAACTATACAGATGCAGGAAAAGATGCCCTTGCCTTTGTTGATCTTGGCGGCCCAGTAGATATGAGTGCTGGCGCGTTAACTATTACATGGAATGGTTCTGGAATCTTTACGATAACATAGGAACGAATCATGCTATTAACTACTACTTATATCCTTTTTATCGTATTTATCTGGTTCATTCTGAGAGCTGGAGCCAAAACACCGCCGAAGGTAGAGTGATGCTGGAAGTATGCAAGCTCTGTGGAAAGACGGTGCAATATGACGAGCACTCCAATGATGCCTGGTCGCTTAGAATTATGAAACCGGGAACTGAGGAAGATCCTGGTCGTGTTGAGCATTTAAAGAAACAGTTAGGCCCCTATAAAATGGGAGAGAGATATAACATTTGCGTAGAGTGTATGCTCCAACATTTCGGGGTTCAGCCATGATGCGATTATTATCTATCCTGATTCTTTTATTGGCCTCAACTGTTCAGGCTCAGGAAGTGATTGATTGCTGTAGAAATTTAGATCCAAGCACTCTCGCTTGTTATGAGTTGAATAAAGTTTCCCATACAACAACGTTATCGCTCAGTGAAGATGGGACTATGTATAAAGAAATCACAGGCACATTGAACGGGGTTGAAAGTTTTTGCGGATGTTCGAAACCTTATAAATCATGTGGACTTGGAATAGAGCCAACTAACCTTAGATTAATATTGGCAGAAGGAGAACAACAATGAAGAAGTTATTTATCGTAACAGCGATTTTACTGGTGGCAGGAACTTGTTTTGCAAATCCGTTCCTGGTCAGTGACCCACAGACTGGCATTACTCTTTACAAACTGACTGGCCCAGCATGGGTAGTTCCTTCGAGTCCAGCGAATCTTGATGGATCTTTGCATCTGGATGTTGCCAATTCAGGGATTGGAGAAAATGCCTTAACCGTAGCCGCTTGTTCCAGTGATCCTATGTGGGGGGAGTCGTGTTCCGATCCTGTCCCTTTCGTCTTTGCTCGTCCGTCGCTAGCAAAACCGAGTGGGGTAATGAACCTGCGCCTCATACCATAATAGAGAAGGAATGGTGGATTAAATGGCGAACTACACGATGACAGTTGTGAGTGTTTGTTCTGGCGGTATCCTTTTCAAATCATCATATAGAACTAAAGGGGATGGTGGATTAAATAAGGAGTAATACAATGTTCACAATCAATGAGACAAGTATCGACAATGAAATGCTGATTGCCCGCGCAACGATAGTGCTGAACAACGGCGATAGTCTTGACGTCACTGTGCCTGTGAAACTGCCACAAACGAAAGATGATGTGATTGCAGCAATCCAACAGAGGGAAATCAACGAGAATAAGAAATATGACGCCTTGCCCATTCTCACGGCTGTTAAAGCGGACTTGGATGCTCAGGTAGTAGGGAAGTCTTGTAGCGTGGATTTGGGCGGTAAGGTTGTGGTGTCGGATTTAAAGGTGATCTAAATGGCTAACAGGTACGCTAAAGCAGCAGGAGGCAACTGGTCATCAGCAAACACTTGGTCTGCCACCAGTTCAGCCGGAAGCGATAATGCCGGAGCACCAACGACGGCAGACGATGTTATCTTTGATTCTGGTGCAAATACGGCAGTCGTAGTTGATACGACTACTTGC